GTCGAGAATCCACATAACAAGATGTCCAAGGGTCGATGTAAGATCTCCTGGACCAACCTTCGGGAGGAAAGAGGTGTATGGGATTGTGAGTTCAGCTGAGGTGACAGAAGAAGCGTCAATGTAGGTCGTGGGCAAGGACGAAAGGGCTGTGGGAGTGTAGTAGGAGCCATTGTTCTTGAAGTAGGTACCAGGCATGAACGTAATTCCGAGGAGGCCTCGGTAGAACTTAGTAGTGTTGGGAGTGAAGCGGAGCTTGACGGAGTTGTAGGACAGATACGAGTACAGGGTAGTATTTACAATGTTGCCTAGAGAGGCAAACAACTCAGCAGCCGGATAAATGACTGTGAAAGAGCCGAAGGCAGACGCAGAGCTCCAGACGTAACTTGGGAGGCGACGAACGCGACTCAAGACATCGTTAGGAGCGTCTGATGGAGGTCTGGCCATGGGCGCGACACGAACTGTAGGTTCGCGAAGAGTTGAGTCAGCGACGGTTTCGTAAGAAGTGACGTCACCAACAACATTGGGAACAGAGGTCGTAACTGGGGTAACATCCAGGTCAAGTCTAGGATTGATAGCTTCGTTGGGAAAATCAGTAGAGGAAGATTGGGCCATACATGGGTCTTATGAAGCGGCGTATGAACGCTTCACGCTAGGGGTAGCCTAACAAATCGTTATTATACAATGAGGGGGGGCAATTTCGACAAGGGTAGTCTTAGTTAAACTGGAAGACTTGCAAAACAGTGCTGATTACAGCTTCTTTAGACCCGGTTGGGCCTATAGTCTCCCGGGGTCGGAGACAAAGAGAAAGGAACTTGTGCGGCATGGAAGGCATCGCGTAGAATCTCGTACATATGGTAGAAGTACGGGAGTCCGTGGCGTCGAGCCTCTATGAGCACATTGGTGGCAGTGGAAGTCATTACAGAGTGATCGTTGTAATCTTTCTTCTTGGTCCAGAGCAACATTTCTTCAATGACAGCTTTTGGGAGAGCCCAAGTAAAAATACCATCTTCATTAACTACAAGCGAGCGCTTGAGGAAGGTGTGCATTTCTTGGGGCATCTCTTTTTCGAGCGGCCAGTTCTTCTCGGAATGGGTGGTCTCAAGGCCTAACTTTGCAGTTTCGGCAAAGATTTCAGCGGAAGTAACCTCCCAGGACTTGGGGAAAACGATGATAGAATCATCACCGTAATACAGAGCAAACATGGACTCCTTGACCTTATGAGGGGTAAAGAGAACAGTAGCTCCAGGGAAAGAGTACTTCCGATTGAGAATCTCAGTGAAAGCATAGAGACGGGAACTTTCGAGGTAGATGTTATTGAGGAAGGTTGTGAGGAAGCCTCCTGACGGCTGATGGAAATCGAGCAAGTAAA